GGCCAACGAGAACCGTATCAAGGCGGCCAAGGAGCACGTGGACGACGTGGTGGACACGGGCCGCGACTACCTGAAGAAGGCGCACGGGGCGCAGCTCCGCGAGGCGAGCAGCAACTTGGATCAAGTACTGAAGACCGCGATCCGCGAGGTCGTGGAGGTGGTGGAGGAAGCAGAGGAGAAACCAGTGATGCCGCTGAAACCGTACACAGTCCGAGAGGCGATGGCCGGGTTCTTGGCGACCGCCGGCAGGAGCGACCGAGCGAAGATGGTCGAGCTGGTCAAGGCCCTGGACGTGGCCGAGGACGCGGCCGACTTGGTGGATCAGTACTTGAAGGTCACCGATCAGGAGGAAGAAGCCCAGCCCTTCGACGGCGATCTGCACAAGGAGTTCCACAAGGGGTACAAGCTCCTGACTGGCAAGGAGGTCCAGGCGTACATGGTCAAGCAGGGCCTGGAACCGGACGACTCCGACGAGGAGTCGGTCGGGTTCGGGGGCGACTCAGTCAAGGAGGTCCGGGCCCACCTGGTCGGCAAGTCGGGCTGGAAGATGAAGTTCTTCTCCGACCCGGACGAGCCGAAGAAGCCCGAGGAGGAAGAGAAGGCAGCGACCTGCCGCAAGCGGGTCGAGGCGTTCCTGGTCGACGGCGGCCAGAAGGCCACGCTGATCTACACGGTCGGCGGAGGCAAGGCGGCCGGTTGCAGCGCAAAGGGGTTGCGGGCGTACATGAGCAAGCCGGAGCAAGAGGAAAAGCCGGAGCAAGAGGAAAAGCCGGAGCAAGAGGAAAAGCCGGAGCAAGAGGAAAAGCCAGAGTGAACACGTCTCCCTGTGTCGGGAGGCGAGAAACCAAGTGTTATGCGTAGCGGAGACGTGACAATGAGAATCACGAAGCAGATTCGGAAGTGGCTGGAGGTCAACTGCAATGTCAAGGCGGACGCGACCGACGACGACTGCCGGAAGGCGGCCGCCAAGGCCCTGGCCGAGGGCGACCTGACGGTGGAGAAGTTCACCGAGCTGAGCAAGCCCGAGCGGGCCGACGAGGCCAACCAGTTCGCGGCCAAGCTGGATCAGGTGGCCGACGGGCTCAGCAAGCTGGTCGGTGTGCTGACGGCCAAGGAGAAGAAGCCCGAGGAGAAGAAGGCCGAAACAAGGCCTGAGGCCAAGGAGGTCAAGACTGAGACCAAGGAGGCGGGCGAGATCGCCAAGCTGTTCGCCATGGGGCAGCCCCCGGCCGACGGCGAGATTCACGTCAGGGTCAAGGAGGCCGCCGAGCGGTACTCGACGACCAAGTCGGCGATGACCTACCCGACTCACACGAAGCGAGGTCAGCCGCACCCGATGGCCGGGAGCCCCGTGCTGGACTTCGATCCGGCCGAGGGCGGCCGGCATCTCGACAACCCCAGCGAGCGCGACAGGGCCGTGGTCGGGGCGGTCGGCAAGCTGCTCTGCAGCACCGCCCAGAAGCACAGCCGGACGCTGGCGTGGATGGGGCTTCCCGACCACGACAAGGAGCTGGTCGCATATGCGATGGCCAACATGGACTGGGTCGGCGACTCGGAGGGACGCGACGACCGCAACGACATCTGCAAGCGGCGGCTGACGCCCCGCGAGCAGAAGGCCCTGATCGACGACGCGACGAGCGGCGGCACCGAGGCCGTCCCGATCGTGTTCGACGACATCATCGTCACGACCCCGATCCTCCAGGGCGAGCTGTTCCCGCTGGTCAACAAGGTCCCGCTGGACCGGGGCCGGAGGATCCAGGGGGCGGCCGCTGGAATCGTCGGCAGTGCGTGGGCCGGCGTGGACGACACGGCGGTGACGCTGTTCACGACCACGTCGTACATCACGGCCTTCGACACGACGATTTTCAGGTGGCAGGGAAGCATCCGGATCGGCCTGGACTTCCTCAGCGACACGCCGATCGACTTCGGGGCCTTCCTCACCGGCCAGTACGGAGAGGTGCTGGCCCGGGACCTGGACACGGTGATCGCCGTCGGCAACGGCACCACGCAGCCCGAGGGCGTGATGACCAAGGCCGGCGTGACGACCGTAGCCTGGGGCGGCCTGACCACGATCGGCAACTACGAGTCGCTGAGGTTCGGGGTCCACAAGCGCGAGCACCTGCCGAACATGATGAAGACGGCGGTGTTCGCCGGGACGGATACCAGCTACCAGCGGGCGATGGCCATTCCGGTCGGGGCGAGCGACAACCGCCGCCTGTCCAGCGTGATGACGCTGCCCAACTACGACGGGTATGCCTGGATGGGCCGCCCGTACAAGATCAATGAGAGTCTGGTCAACACCCAGATTTTCTACGCGATCCTGGGCCGCTACCGGATGTACCAGCGCCGAGGACTGACGATCAGGAGCAGCACGGAGGGCGACACTCTGATCCGCAACAACGAAATGCTGCTCGTGGCGATGGCCCGGTTCGGCGGCCAGCTTGAGCGGGCCGCGGCCGCGTGCAAGACCACGACGGCCCCGGCGTGAGTTTACCCGGAGGACCGACAAGCCCACGGTTCTCCCCGGACGCCGCCACCGCCCCGGTTCTACCCGTTCTCGCCGGGGCGGGGCGGACTTTCACAACAAGGCAGAGAGCGGGGGAAGAGAACGGCAAGGTCATGGCTACGATGACAGAAGAGAAACGTGAACAAGTGTTGAGCGTTCAGCCCTGGGGCATCGAGATCGACGGCCCGAGGAACGAGGACGTGCTGATTCAGTGCATCCCCGGCTGTGTGATGCGGGGTGCGGTCCGGGCCGGCAAGCCCATCGTGGACACGCAGAATAGGTCGTGGATCAGCGGGGACGAGTCGCAGCACCTGGGTCAGTATCCACCGATCCCCGGGATGCAGCTCCACGTCAATCCGGCGAAGCTGACCTACGCGATCAGCGATCCGCTGTCGGACGACGAGGACCTGTGCGACAAGATCAAGTTGGTGATGGACAGGACGGGCCCGTACCATTCCACCGGGAGGCTGCGAGGCGTGCCGACCCAGAAGGGGACGCTCGATGCTCACCGGATGAAGACGCTGGTCCGCGAGATGCGCTGGTTGGTGGACAGCGGGTATGCCAGGGTCGTCAAGGGGGCCAAGCCCGACCAGGCGGCCGTGGACAACCTACCTGGCAACTACTTGCTGAATCCGGGACTGCGAACGTTCAGCACCCAGCCCAGGTTCGAGAAGGATTTTAGTGCCTGGATTGAACAGCTAACTAAGGCCGGAGGGTGACGTGGCCGGAGACAACCAAGCTGCGATAGAACGAGCCAGGGCCAGGCGGGTACGTGCCGAAGAGCAGGCCCAGGTCCGCGTCGAGTGGTTCATCCGGGAGGTCTGCGACCGGGTGGCCTTCACGATGCGTGAGCGGCTGATGATCGCATGCGAGATGCTGCGAAGCAAGATCGTCAGGAACATCAGCCGGGCCGTGGTCAAGGTTCGGGGGAGGCGCAGCGGGCGAATCCGGGTGACGGAGCGAAGCCGCCCGGGGGAGTTCCCGAGGGCCGACACGACCACCCTGATGAAGAGCGTATTCTGGTGGATCAAGGAGGAGGAGGGTGGCAGCGACGGATGCGTCGGGGTTCCCTTGGACTACGGGGCGATCCTGGAGACGAGCGAGTCGCTGGACCGCAAGTACCTGACCAGGACGCTGAGCGAAGAGCAGGTCACGGTCGCGAGGATACTTGGGGGTCCGATTCGGCAATGAGCGTTGCAACGGCAGATGTTCAGACGGCGGTGAACGCGGCTTGGGCCGCGGCGGGGCTGGATGCTCACTTCACCGCGTATTGGACCGCCGCCGAGATCGCCAACAACGCCGTGCTCAGTGAGCGGGAGGCTGCACCCGGACAGCCGTTTCCGTACTGCGTGATGGAGACGGATGCTCCCAGGACGCTCCAGCGGATGAGCTGGTCCAGCGGCAAGCGCGAGTTCCGCGAGATCGGCGTGACGTTCAACATTCATGCGAAGTTGGAGAGCGGGTCGGGCCTGTCGGCCAAGCAACTGGCCGCCCAGCTGGCCGAGGAACTGATG